AAGCCCTTGTGACCGCTACTGCTTATCTCGATGAGTTAAGCTATGCTGGTCAAGTAGTCTCTTCGGAGCAAATGCTGGCTTTCCCTCGAACTGGTGTCTACCAAGACGCTAGTCGGGGTATTAGGGCGTACTTGAGTTCTACTTATACGTTTTTACAGACTGATGAGACCGAAGCAAGTTTGAACAGAGATTTACGTCTCTTAAGAAAGGCTTGTTTCGAACTCAGTTTTCATATGATAAGTAATGAAGGCGTTATGGATAAGTCAAATACTTTCAAAAGCATCAAAGTCGGATCAATTAGTTTGGTCGGAGAAACTGCTGCTGAAACTTTACCTTATTCCATTCTCAAACTTGTAAAACCAATGATGTCAAATAGTACTAGGTCTTGGGAAGGGTGGTAAGCTATGTCAATACGAGCAAAAATCACCCAAGCTGTCAACAGTATTTTTAATGCCGTTGGCGATCTAGCGCAAGATGTTATTCTTAAAGAAAGCTCTGAAGGAGTCTATGACTTCGCTACGGGAATCAATGCCACTACTGTCACGCAGTCTACTGTTGTAGGTATCGTGATGGCACTGGATGAAGAGTCCCAGCCCGAAAGCATAAGTACACCTGTATCAGAGATTTACATAAAGGAAAAAGACTTGCCTAACCCAAAGCTATACAGTGTAGTAAGCATTGCAAGCGTAGATCACAGTATTATATCATACAAAGTAGAACCCGGTCTTGTAACACTCAGGGTAACGGAGGGGTAATATGTCTAAATATGTAAACGCACAAAGGGACATCGAGGGCGCATTTGCTTCCTCCACATGGACTAGCAATAACATAGCTACATATCCTGTTAACTTCAATATCCCTGCTAATGTTAGCGAATTTGTTAAGATCGAAGTGTTGCCTTTAGCGACTCTTAGTGATTACCGCAGATTCGGCATAACAGGATTAGCGATCGTACAAGTATACGTGCCTGCAAACAAAGGTACATTACGTTTACTTGAGATAGCAGACTTAGTAGATACTGTTCTTCAAAATAAAACACTAGGAACTGGGACTTCGACTGGAGACAGCGTTGTACAGGTTCTAGGTCAAGATCGAGATAATCCAAACCTGTTTAGGGGTGATTATCAGGTCACATTCAAACAATACAATCAACAAGAGGCTTAACTCTAATGGCACACATTTCTTCAATCAGCGCGTCCAAGTTCACTACTCTGGACTACGTACCAAACACTGCAAACAACTCAGCAACTGCTGCAGCTGATCTGCACGCCCTATTCGTTTCTAACCAAGCTGCTATCCTTGCAGCTGACACTCAGATCGACGAAGTTCCTGAAGCTGCTGTAGTTCACGTTGGAAACATCCGTGAATTCCCTAGCTTGGGTTCTCCTGCAAACATCGTAAACGTTCCTGTTTACGGTCAAGCAACTTCTTCACAGGTAGCTGGTCAGGCTGACAGTTCTTCTTTGGAATTCTCTCTGAACTACGTTCCTTCTACTCACGCTGCTCTCGATGTACTTCGAAAAGCTGGTACTAGGATCGCTGTTCGAGTCCGTGTTTCTGACGCTGACCTGACTGTTAACGGCGCTGGCATTATCACTGCTGATAACGCTGACCTGTTCGCTGACTTCTACTTCTTCGGTAAAATTGCATCTTTCGAGATTCAGCCGGGACTGACTGACAGCTTGCAAGCAACTATGGCTATCGCAATCGAAGGTGACTTCAACGGGCCTTTGAGCATCGTTGCTGGATCTGGCGTAAGCACTTACGCACTGCCTGCTTAAGTAGCAATCTACATGAGTACAAGGGAGATCCTTCGGGGTCTCTCTTTCTCATATACTTTATATTGTCGGATACTAACAATGGATACTAACAACTTAACTCCATTTGATAAGTCCTTTGTGCTACAGACCACACTGCGGAACATGAAGAAAGATATAGACTTCAGTACACGCAAGACGTTTGATCGTTTCAAAGACTTTCCCAATGAGAGTTCACCAGAAGACCACGCTAAACGTAACGAGATTTTCGAAACTCTAGACGTATTAAACAAAATGCACAAGCTACTGGATGAGTTCCAAGCGAACAATCCTCAGCTTTTTAGCAAATAACATAAACTTAAACTTAAACCAAATAACAGGAATACACAATGAAGCAATTTATCGGCAAGACCCTAACAAAGACAGTCCCTTTCATGGATGGCGAATTAGAAATCCGTGTCCTCACAGTTGGCGATGCTAAGGCAATCGAGAAGAAGACTGCTGAAATGGAAAAAGCTAAGAAAGCTAACAAAGGCCAAGAAGCAGACCAGCTGGAACTGTTACGTTTTGTTGTACGCATGGCAGTAGTCGGCGCAGCAGACATGACTGACGCAGACCTAGACGGCTTCCCAATCACTTCTCTTACTAAGCTCTCTGAAGCTATTATGGGAATGGATGACGCGGGAAACGCTTAACCGAGGGAGACCTGTGGCTGTATGATCTGGCTATGCATCTAGGGATGCCAGTCTACCAGATCGAAGCAGAAATGCCAGCCGCAGAACTCCGTAATTGGTCTCGCTACTTAGAGGCGCGACCTCTCGGGTGGCGGGAAGACAACAGGACTTCCATGCTACTTGCAGTACAAGGTGTCAAGAAATCAGGGGATGAAATATTCCCCTCATTGGCCCAACTCAAGAAGTGGGAAGGAGAGAAAGAAGACGAGGAACAAATGCGATCGTCGCTATCTCGGTCAGTCTTTGGAGCTCTGCTAGAAGATGCTCACAAGAAAAAGAAATCATAGGAGAACACACATGGCAGCTAGTGTCAAAATCAATGTTCGTGGTATTGCTAAAGAATTTGCAAACGCAGATGACGAACTCATTAAAGCTATTAACACGCTGCAACGTGCCTCTGCTTTGGCAGCAGTAAGTAATCTTCAGATCGTCACGCCTATCGATACAGGTAGAGCACGAGGATCTTGGACTATAAATAAGACAGGAAGCTTAAGGGACTCTGGTAATTTTGCTGTTAGCGCAGTAGGAATGCTAGGCCCTATCCCTTCCGACCAGATAGAAACGCTATACATAACCAACGGAACACCTTACATTCAGGAATTGAACGCAGGTGCTTCTAATCAATCCCCACCCAGATTTATTGAAAACACACTCAGTAAATACTTCGCTCTCACAGCAGGTGATGTTAAAATCACTTGACAAAACTTACCCTTGATGGTTATCGTCTAATATACAGGCGCATATCTCTCAGGGGTATTTTTTTGCTAAAGGAATAAATATGGCTATTGAAATTGAGGTAAAGTCGAATTCGAGAAAAGCTCGACAAGACTTAGCCGAACTCAACAAGTCAGTTACCGGCTTATCAAACAAGGCTGAAGCTGGCGCAAACAAGATCCAAAAGGCAGTCACGATTATCGGGGCAGGCCTCGGTGCTCTTGTTGCTGTTAAAGGTCTGACAGCTATTACAGACCAATTTACAAACGTACAAAACAGAATCGCACTTGTTACTGGTAGAACCAAAGAATTGACCTCAACATTCGCAGAGCTACAACAAGTAGCACTAAGATCAAGAGGGTCACTCGATGGCATCGCTGACCTGTATAATAGGTTAGGCAGAGCAAGCGGAGACCTTGGTGTCTCCAATAAAGAAATTATTAAAGTAACAGAGTCCATCCAGCAGGCTATCATTATCTCTGGTGCATCCGCAGCATCCGCTCAAGGTGCTATCACTCAGTTAGGGCAGGGTCTTGCAGCCGGTGCTCTACGTGGTGAGGAACTTAACTCTGTAATGGAAGGAACACCTCGAATAGCAGCCGCGATCGCTGCTGAGTTAGAGATAGGTATTGGATCGCTTAGAACATACGCTTCACAAGGTAAGATCACTTCTGAAGTCGTTATTAAAGCTTTCCAAAACCAAGCAGATGTTATCCAAGCAGAATTTGAAGCTATGGATGCCACTGTAGGACAAGGCTTCGCAGCAGTAGCACAATCAGCAAAGTTGATGACTGGTGCTTTCTTGCAAGGAACAGGCGCTACTGTTAAGGTGTCTGGAGGCTTACTCAAGTTAGCTGCAGCACTACAATCTGTAGTCCCTAAAGCAGAAAAGCTAGGTGAGGCTATTAACAATATCTTTGGTGGAGACAAGGGTAAGGAAGAAGAAGGGCCTGTAGGGTTCTTCGAAGAGTTCGCTTACGCTGTCAATGCCATTATTGCACCAACCCAAGCGGCAACTGGTGCTCTGGACAAATTAGGACTTAGCAACCCACAGTTCCTTAAGGGCGGTATCATAGGCGCAGTCTTCGAAGAGGAGATTAAAAGAGTCCCTCAGCTACTTGAAGATATGGTGGACAAGTCCGTAGAGCTTTTCAATACACCTATAAGACACGAAGTGTGGTTGGCAAATCAGATTAAAGGTGCAGTCTCTGGCCTCAAAGACTTAAGGTCTGCGATTGAAGATGCGTCTCGTCTGGATGTCAAGGTGACGATACCAAATTTCGACCCCCTTGCTAATCAGCGCAAGCAAATCATCGGTATGTTTACGGATCTATCAAAAGTCAAAGACGTACTAAATGGAGTTATGGATTTACTTCTGACTCCTGTAGATTGGGCAGTAGTAGATGCGGCTCGTGACTTTATCGAGTATCTATCAAACATCAAAGGCATACTAAATGGAGTTGTAGATCTGCTCGCGACTCCTGTAAAGATCCCAATGGCTCGTGACTTTCTGGAAATGATTCCCGGCTTTTCATTGATGGAAAGAAGTGTGCAATCAGTTATAGATCTGCTCGCGACTCCTGTAAAGATCCCAATGGCTCGTGACTTTCTGGAAATGATTCCCGGCTTTTCATTAGTTGAAAAAGCTGCGGAAGGGATTGTAGACTTCCTTCTTTATGATGGATATACACCTTGGGACACTCTCTTAGTCAAAGCGATTAAAGACATCACAATATTTGATGGTCTCTTAGACGGTATTGTAGACGTACTTAGTTATGACGACTATACCCCTTGGGACGTGATGTTAGTTAAA